GCGACATCATTTCCGTGTCTCCACGGTTGGGGGAAAAAAAGAACCCGCCAGCGGGATACTGGCGGTTGGTTGATTACTCGGCTTAATCTACGTTATGCAGAACAATGCTGGTTTGGCTCAACCCGATAAAAACGGCATAACCCATTTCGTAGGCATACTCGGCAATCTCGGGCATCTTTTCAGCGGGCAAATCATAATAGGCTCGCATTTCCCCTTTCTCGGGCATGGCTTGGCGTTCAAACCATTCGGGGATATTGAACTCGGGTTTCTTAACAACGATACTGCTGTCATTGCATCCCGCGTAAACAATGTATCCGTAAGAAATCAGGCAGTTTACAATTTCTGATACATGTTCTGCGGGAACGCTTAAAGCTTTCATTCGTCCTTCTTTGGGCAAATCTTGCTGTTTCATCCAATCGTAAGCGCTGAAGAGGTTCATTTCTGTTTCCTTTGTCTGTTGTTATCTATCACGGTTGCTATTATAGGCATATATTGATTTAAATGCAATATGGTTGATGTAAAGAATAAGTAAAATCCCCGCCAAATAGTATGACGGGGAGTGATTATTAACATTCTATCGCTTTTGAAGCTGCTTTCTGATTTTCCAGTAAATCCTTAAAACTTAAGGATTTCTGTTCAACGGGGTATCGGTTGGTTGTTGAGGGTGCAACCGATACCTAATCGAGTAATCATTAACATCTTATGTGTAAGCGATAATGCGCAGGTTTTTAATCAGCGGGGGCACTGCGCTGTTTTTGCTACGCCCTACCAGTTTGACCTTGAACTCGCTAAACAAATGCTGTGCCCCGGTATGGGCGGGTAGTAAATCTGAAAGCAGCAGGTCAATTTCTACCCTGTCGTCAATCGTGGCGCTGGTAGCAGTCTTATCATAGCCCGTTACCAGTATCCAAGGCGCTGCGTTGATGTTATCCACGCCCAGCGTTTTCAATTTGACGTAGATGTCAATATCAGCATGGGCAGGCTTGAAGGCATCGAACCACAGGCGCAGGTCGGCTGCAGGGTTTTTCAGGATGGCAGTCTTGGTCACATAGGTAAAGTGTTCGCTCCCGCCTTCAGGGTTGGTTTCGGGTTTGAAGCGTCCGCTGCCATTTGGGTTTCTGTCAAGCAGGTCTGCAGTCGTCCAAGCCACGTCATTGCTGATACATACCGCGCTAAAGGTATCGATATTGACTTGAGGGCTTAGGTATTTGCTGCCTTTCAGCTTGGCGGTAAGCTGGATGGATGCCCTGCCCGCCATACGCTCATTCTCGTTGACGGTGCTGGCAATCTTGATAGGTCTGTCAAGATAGCGGTCATCGTTCAGGTTGAATGTTTTGCGTGGCAGCACGGTGTAGTTATCGGACGCGAACAGGCTGTTGGCTTCCCCATGCGATACCGCTTCAAAGCTCCATTCTTCTGTGCCGTCATGGAGCAGGCGAACCCCGCTGATATTCAGCATATCGGCTTTATGGTTAATCAGGGCGATACTGCCGGATGCGCCAAAGCGTCCAGTCTGCAAGGCTTGCTGGTTAACTTCAATTACAAAGGTTCGGCTGTCGTCTACACGTTTTACTTGATGCTGCTTGTTCAGCAGTTCAAGCGGGATGCCGTTTGTCGATAATGCGCCGATTTCGTTTGTAAAACGCCCTGCAGCCTGCTTGATGTCGTAGTCTTCCACAGCCAAGTCAAGATAGGCTTTAAGCATATCCTTATTCCCGGCCTTGCGCAGATAGGGGTTGGCAACGAAGGGGTCGTTATTGCTGATTACGCCTTCCAGCATCGCCAGCTTAACAATGGCGGAGGTGGGGGTGGTGTACTCAATAGATTGTACAACAGCCTTAGCCCTGCCATTATTGATTTGCAGTTCGTGGCCGACCATCAGGTGGCCGTTAGTTAGTTCGACATGATATTCAAACTCGGGATACAGGCGCAGGTTAAGCTTATCGCCTTCCACCAAGCCGTGGGGGTTCTTGGTATAAACGCGTACCAAGTTGCTGTTGGCTTCGGTTTCAAACGGCGCATCTACCAGCGGGGCAAACTCTGCACCGCCGGATATGTCGAAGCGTACAGTCATGTCGGTAGAAGTAAACTCACAGACATAGAGCTTGTACATGATGTCTTCGTACTGCTCGGCATTCCACGTGCTGCCGTTTTGGCTACGGAATGATGAACCCAATGTAACTTGAGTATCTACTACCTTGTTAGGCACGTTCACCGCAGTCTCACCCAGCTTGGCAACCCACACTCGGGTGGCAGGGCTTTCCCCGCCGATTACAAAGCAATACTCACGGCCTTTCTGCAATCTAACGGGCACGGGGAATACCACATGTTCGGCAGTCTTGGCATCCAAGCTGGCATGCAGCTTATCAGTCTGCAGCACGTTTTTGGATAACACAGTCTCTGTTGGATAACCGTTATCCATTTCGCGGATTTCCAGCCAAATCTCGTCGCCCTTGGCCAAGGCTTCAAAGTAAACATCGATTGCGCAGATGAAGCAGTCATAGTCGAACTTGAAGCTTTGCGCAATCGGGTCGCGGCCACCGCCACGGCCACCGGTATTAAACCTTGAACGCGTCGTGGAAGTTCGGGTGACGTTGGTATTGGTGCGGGTATTGGCACGGGTCTGCGTAACTTGCTGTTCATTGTAGGTAGCCGTGGCCACGTTCATGGTAAGGGCTTGGCGCTGCGTTTTCAAACCGCCTGCAAAGAACTGTGTCTCGGCATAGCTGGTTTCGTTTTTTTCATCCTTGGTGTTTTTCGGGTCATTGGTTACTCTGACTTCTTTTGCCCCGGTGAAGAAGCGGTTGGCAGGGATATTGATAATCCCGCGCAATACGCCGTCGGCATTGGACAGCAGCAGGTTATTAGTCACGGCATGCTGAACATCTTCGCTATTGCCTGTAGCAGTGGTCATGCCCGTTACGTTCTGATTGTCGAAGAAGACATAGAAGCGGGTATTGGGCGCAAGGCCTGCAGCCGTGAATTCAATTTGGGTAGCCCGCATATAGGGCATCATCTTCACATCGGTAACGGCATCATAGCGATAGGTGTTGGTGCGGCTTTCAATGCTGCCACGGGTTTCGGTTCTTGTGTCGATTGAGTTCGTGGTCGTTGTGGTAGTCGTAGTCGTGGTCTCGGTAGTGCTGCTGCCAAACGAGCTTAGACGGCTGCCCCCGCTGGTTTCGCGGGTAGTCGTGGTTCTGGTGCTTTGGCCAGTTACCTGTGATTGCAATGTACCCAAGCCGCTATTAACCGTGCCATTGCCCTGCATGGTGCTGTTGGCAAATACCCAATCATTGAAGGCCGACACAATATTGTTTTGGCGGTTCACGATTTGCTTCAGGGCATCCACACCGGTGTCAATATTGGCCACCATATCGGGCTTGCGCTCTACATCTGCCCATGTATCTACGTTGGGCGTCAATACCAACTGGCCTGCCTTGCGGTAAATCAAATAGGGATTGATGGATAACGGTCTTGTGCCAAACGGCTGCTCATCGCCCAATACCTTTTTGAAAGGCAGCATGGCAATCCCTGCCTTAACCACGGCGTTTTGTGATTCATTTGGTTTAAACTCGGCCTTGCGGCTCACCATGGTATAGGTAGGGCGCAATTCCTTGCGGTTCTTGTCAATGGTGCAGCGATACTCGTGGCTGGCGGTTTCGCCTGTTGAGTGTTTGCTGAAGTCGTCAACCATAAAACCGTTTTTGTAGCGGTCAAGGCCGTTGGAATCCTTAACGTTTGCCCCTGCAGCTTCGCTTTCAAGCATGGATAGGGATGTATAGTATTCCAAGTTGTTGATACGGGTTTCCAGCCTGCCAATATCGCGCATGGTATAGCGTTTGTTTTCAATGCGCTTAACCTTGACATCTTGGTAGCTGTAGGTATAGGCCGGGATGGATACTTCATACAGCGGCATGATGTCGTCGGTCAGATTTGTCGGCGGTGTTGGATTATCGGATGGCGTGCCGTATTCGTGGAAGAAATGCCCGTCTCGGTCGACACACAAGTAATCGCGCCTGCCGACATAGTATTCCACATCAAATACCGCCGTTTCCTTGGTAGCGGGGATGGCTGCATCCACGTTATCCAAATCCATAATTACGGGGCGGAAATCCAAGATGCGGTCGACGCTGTACACCTTGCCTGTATAGGATACGGCCACGGGCAAGTTGGCATAGGTAATACCGCTTTCTTCATCATCCAGCACCTGCTTGTAGCTGTCGATAGTGAAGTAGCCCGCGCTATTGGTATCGCTGTGGTTGAAGTAGCGGATTTTAACTTCAATCATGTCATGATTGTTGTTTACCTGCTTGCCCGCTTTCTGCTTGATGGCAGATTCTTTGTAGGCATAGTGGGTCACGCCGTTATACAAATCGAAGTTGGTCGTAATATCGTCAAACTGTGCAGGCGTAGCGGCATTATAGCTGTGAACGTATTCGATTTTGTAGGCATCTGCCCGCTGTACCTTAATCAGGTCGTGGAAGTTGTTGGTATCGGTGCGTTTGATGTTGGTAATGATGTGAGTGGCCGACTGTTTGGTCTTTTCCATCACATCCAAGCGCTGTAGGTTATGGATAACGTAAATGTCTTTGCCTGCATGCGTACCGCCTACATCTACAGACAGGGTAGTGCCTGCCGGGGTAACGGTATTGCTGTCGGCCTTGATGGATTGATAGTTACCCGCGCTGCCCACAATCAGGATGGTATCGCGGATATTGCTGTCAAATACGCCGTTGTGAGTAGTAAAGGTATATTTGCCCTGCGCATCCAAGCTGGCTTTCAGTTTAACGCGCAATGTGATATTGATACTGCCCCTAGTGTTATTGTCGCTGTCGCGCAATGATTTCACGTTGAGGTTGCTGGTATCGAAGAACAGGTTTTGTTCGGATTGGTTGTTTACCGTGAACTCGCCGTTTGGAACTGCCAAGAAGCGAGCGGTTTCATTGGATACGCATTTCACGGGATTCGCGCCTGCATTCATTGACAGGGCAGTCAGGTAATAGCGCCAAATCGGTTTGTGTTGAGCATTCTCGCCGATATATACCGCATCAGTAACAATGGCCGAACCAACTACAGCACCGGTTGGCGCATCGCTATTGGGCTCGCCGTCATAGAACTGTACTTCCTTCATGGAAACAATAGATTTACTGGAAGGATTGTTCGGCCATACAGACAAGCCGTCCAGCGGAACCAAATCCATGTAGGCACGCTCGGCAAAGTAGATACTGCCGTTTTGTATCTTGTTGGTAGTACGAGCTTTGGGCACGTTGACAGTCGAATCGTAGATAGTCTCGGTGCGATAGCCTTTAACGTAGGCAATACCGCTGCCAATCACGGCCTGCAAGAGTGATTCATCGCCATCCAGTTTGAAGCCGACGTGGTCATTTACGCCGGATTTCTTGTGTTCGCGGTAGCGTACTTCAAACGGCACGACAGTATAGTTACCGGATTCTTCATAAGTGCGCTTGGCAAGCGTATCCATTAAATCGGCATACTGGAAGTCGGATTTAAGGAGCTGTACATAACCATCTTCAATCACGGCCAGTTCGACAAACTGCGTGCCGTCTGCCACGGCATTGTTGCGCTTAACCAAATTGAAGTTGACCACAATGCGGTCTGCGCCACGGCTGGCTTCATTGGGATAACCCAAGGCATTGTCGTATAGGGTCGGGTCTTCCTCGGCAGTGATGATGCGCTCGATTACATCAAAGCCGATTTTGCAGGTTACTGGTGCGCCGTATTTGCTGAATACCAATTGGGAAGCGGCTACGGATACGAAGAAGCCGTTATAGTAATAAACCCCGTCGGCCACGTTGAAGAACTTAGCGCCAAACGCACAGGGGTCAATCTCGTTGACGTCATCTGCAGATTGCGGGCAAGACGGGCAGCGTACCACTACCTTGTAAACGGTATTCAGGTTGGCATCTTTAACCTTCAGGGTCTCGCCATTCAGGAAGCGGTGCTGTTGGCCGTCAATACCTGTGGCCGTGTACAGTACAAACAGTGTTACGGGGTCGCTTTCTTCTTTGGGCGTCCAAGCATGTAGTTTGGCTTTAACCCCGCTGGTCTCGCCTTCCAGTTCGATTCCCTGCTTGAAGAAATCCAGCTTGGTGGTATTGCCGTCGGCGTCGAGGTCTTTCAGACGCACGTATTCATGTTCGACAATGGCAATGCTGCCGTTGGAAACGCGGCTGCCGTTTTTGAATACATGGTCGGCAAACTTGCCCAGTTGGTCTTGGACAATCGATTGCGCTTCGTTGAGCTCCCTTGCCTGTACAGGACGCCCGGCAGCAAAGAGCACATGTTTGTGGTTATTGCTGCCTGCATGGGCGTCGAAATACGGAGCTTGTTGCTTGTCAGTCATTGCATTACTCCAAAACAATAGTCAATGATAGGTTTTCTTCTTGCCCCGCCGTGCGCTGCTTGGCTGCAAAATCCTGTATCAGCAAAGGCAGGCCTGTCTTTTCGATAACCTGATAGGCGGGGTCGCTGTAATTGGGGTTTAGCGGGGCTGCATAGTATTGTGCAGATGCGGGCTTGCCTTTGGCGGTTAAGCCGGTGGCAATGGCCACATAATCATACTTGCTATTATCCCCGGCGGGGTCTATGTAGCCCGTAATATCGCTTACCGTGATATTTAACAATAGGGCATTGGTGTTGGATAGCATCACACCGCTGTTGCCGTCATTGAGTGTCACGGCCTTGGCCACTGCCCCTGCTTGGCCTGCAATGATGATAATCTCGGCATGGGTATAATCCTGCCCCTGATTGGTTACGGTATAGCCTGTGATTGCTCCGACGTTATCGATTACGGGTTCGGCAGTCGCCCCCGTGCCATCCCCGATTACAAATACTGTGGCATGGGTATAGCCTGACCCTGTGGCTTGTCGGTTAATGGCTGTTACTTTGCCGGATGTGATAACGGCTTCAGCGGCTGCGCCTGTGCCCTGCGCATCTTTGTTCTGTACTGTGATGATGTCGCCGTGGTTGATTTGGTTATTGCTACCGGATACCCAAATAGAACTGATTTTCTTGGCCGGATTAAGTTCTACCTTAACCCCTGCAGCGCTGGCCTTGGGTTCGACGAATTCGCCGTGCTGTTGCAGCAGGGTTACATCGACCAGCGTTTTCAGGCTGTCAAAGGCTAGGTCGTCGACAGGAACATGGCTGTCGCTGATAAATCTGTTGTATAGGGTATCGACCTTGCCGATATAACGCCAGATATACCCGTCTAGGGTTTGGAAGTTATGAGTACCGTCTTCAGTCGGTTCTACGGTCGAAGCGCCGTCGGCTCTCACGCAAATGTATAGCTGATTTTGCGTATTGCGCAAGATGACAGATAGGCTGGCCGTATAGACGGTATCCTTTACCCAAGCCGTGGCCTTAGCGCCAAGGCGGGCATTCTCTGAATTGAGTTTCTGCGCATAGAAGGCATGCGGGATAGGCTGGCTGCTATCACGGCCAAATAGCAGATAGCTGTTCTTCATATTGGGATAAATCCCACGTACCGATTCGACGAAAATCCAAATCACCTTGCCGTCGGTAGCTTCGCCGTGAAGATGCACCGGCGGAACGTCCCCGCATCGCCCGGCAATCTTGGCAATATACTTGTTCTGATTATGCAGGCGGATGTCGCCTAATGCCACATCTTCGCCCTGCTTCCAATCGGCAGTTTCGCGGCTGCCTAGGTTACATACAAAGGCGCTCAATAATCCTACAGTCAAATAGCCCGTCATGGTTTAGTATCCCTTCCTAACATCTTCGGCCAATACAAGGTCGATTTCTGAAAATTTCAAGTGCATCTTAATGTGGCTTGGAAAGCCGTTGCGCATTACAGACATCATGCCTGCACCCGTATAATTAACATCAATCCCCGTAATCACGCAGCGCTTGAACTTGTGCATATAGCGGTTTTCTTTGCCGCGCCACATGTAGGCAATCTCGACTTCATTGGGATAACCCAAGAAGGAAGGCTGGTCGGCAGCCGCGCCGGGTGGCAGGCTATGCGCCCTGAACTCACGGATGATATTGTCGATTAAGTCGCAATCTGATTCGACATGCGGGTAAAACGTGAAATCCATGGCGAAGGTTCGAAAATCCACGCCACGGAAGAGCATAGTCAGATAGGGATTGCGTACCTGCCCGGATAATGCCCCGCGCAGTTGGTCAGCCGTGGCTCTACCACCGCCATATTGCGCCATACTGGATGCAGCGCCATAGGCCATATTCGAACCAAACAGCTTGACGGTATCCCATGCCCCGCCCATAAGTGTGCCTAGCGACATTCCGTCTTTTTGGTTGACCATCTGCCCGCCAATGAAGCCCAAGCGCTCGGTATCCCATGAAACAGTATTGGGATTGTTCAGGCTTTCCGGCATAAACAGGTTGATAGTCTGCAAAGGCGTGCTGTCTTTGGGCGATTTGCGCTTGTAGATGTCAAACTTAATCCATGCGGGGAAATGGGTTTCATCAAGGCTAATCCCCTGCGGATAGGTTAGTAATGCAGCCATAGGCTACTCTCCAATATAACTATTTTCCTTTATCAAAAGAGCCGTAAGACCCCATCCTTTAGGGCAGGGATATAAGGCTTTACATTCTGTTATTTAATCTGTTATATTAACAATAACACATTGTAATACTTTCAAAACACGTTAGCATGTATCAAGTTCTCAAATTACGCATATACCGTAAACACTATGTCAAGTTAGATAAGCTGTCAAGTGCGGTGAATTTCGTTTGGAATTATGTTAACAATTTGTGCTGGCAAATGTGGCGCAGGAAACGTATCTTTCCCTCGGCGTACGATATACACGAATACACCAAAGGAGCAGGGGAAGAACTAGGCTTACATTCGCAGACTATCCAATTCATCGGCGAGAAACACTACCAATCACGCAAACAACACAAAAAAGTCAAACTGGCTTGGCGGACCAACCGACCTGATGCCAAACGTAAATCATTGGGTTGGATTCCGTTTAAAGCCTCTGCCATCAGCCATGTGAAAACCTACAACACCGGTAAAAAAGCGTTGAAATCACAAGTACAACTGTCTTGCGGTAAAGAAAAACTGATATTAACCGTGTATGACCAATATGACTTGCGTCGTTACAACGGTTTTCGCACGGCAGAAATCGTGCAGGATAGTTGCGACGACTGGTATCTCTGCTTACTGGTGAAGGTCGAGCCCAAAGTTTGCACTGCAACCGGCGAAGTCGGTATCGACTACGGCTGCAAAACTGCTGCAACATGCAGCAACGGCGACAAGCTGGAAACCAAGTTAACCAAACAATATGCCGAAAAACTTGCCACCGCGCAACGGGCGCATAAGAAAAATCAAGCAAAACGTATAAACCGTAAAATCAAGAACAAACGTGCCGATGCGACACACAAGTTTACCAGCAAACTGGTAAAAGAAAACCGGCTGATTGTCGCCGGTAACGTGAAATCAAGTTCGTTTACATCAGGAAAACTGGCTAAATCGGTATACGATGCCAACTGGTTTGCCATTAACCGACAACTGGAATACAAAAGCAGACGTGCGGGTTGTCAGTTTATCGTGGTAGACGAGAAATTTTCAACCCAGACCTGCGCCAACTGTTTGCAAATCACAAACAGTTCTCCGAAAGGAGTGACAGGTCTTGGAATAAGGGAATGGATTTGCGATTGTTGCGGTCAGTTAAACGACCGTGATGTCAATGCCGCTAGAAACATTCTCCGTTTCGGACGTGAAACGCTTGCAGAAGGAAGCCCCGTCTTTTAGGACGGGGAGTACGTCACTTAGCAAGGATATAAAAATATTTTTGATTCGGGATATTGCATTTAAATCAATATAGGGTATAATTGGAACTGTAGTGGATAACAATATTTGAAAGGTCTTTTGAGATGAAAAACGTATTTCCCCAATTCGAACTCGGCTTCATGGCCGAGAAATCCCTGAAAGACACAACAAATCCGTTCGACCGTCTTCATGAACTGCTTAATACCACTACCCCAGCAGATGATTTGGGTGTTGCCTTCCTAGCGGGTCAGGTTTCTTACTACCTTAGCCTCTACATAGATACTTTCAACTTTGCAAAACAGAGCGGGAAATATTCTGAAGATGTAATCGAAGCTGCCTGTCAAATCGCTATTGAAAACGACACCGCCATTAAAGCCTACTTTACCAGCCTCTACGATTTAGCCGTGGCAAACTTGCATTGATAGCGAAAGCTACAAAAAGCCCCGATTTGAGGGGCTTTTTTTCTTATACAATATGTTAATGATTGTCGAGGATTGGATGGGTTGACCCTCAACAACCAACCCCATGCCGATTGAAACGAAAGCATTGATTTTTAAAGTAATCATGAATGTCAATGAATTTGTAGATAAATGTTAATGATTTATCAGGGCATCCCTGTATAGCCTTGGCAATATCCCTACCATGCGAAAGCTCACGAGTCGCATAGGCTTAAATTCAGCGAAATTCGCTTGTTCAACCCCTAGAGGTAGGCTAGGGTATTACCCTATAACTTAATCGCAATCTGTGGCCATCTGTGACCCGAGAAACGCTATGTTCAGATAAAAGTAAAACCCGCATTAAGCGGGTTTCTTTCGTCTTACTGTAAAACCTTGGTTTCAATCTCTTGACATCCTCCCCATCCTGAAGGCCGGGGATTCCTACGAGTTCCTACGCGAAGCGTGAGTTACTTTCGGCGGGTTCTTGCTGCTGATTGCCTTACTGCGCAATTCACTTCACAAGCTCTACGGGCATGTCCTGCCCTGATGGCCGTGCATTATACACTATGGCTCTGTGAAATGCAATATGGTATCAAATACGAGACGATACGAAAGGTTTATGTTTTTATATCCTTGCCCTAGAGCTCTACAACTTGAATCTCGTAATCAAATTGCTGCTCTTCATATATCCCCAAGCGCTCGACAAATTGGTTATACAGGTAGTTCTTATGCTTCCTGCCCCTGCTCATATCATCAACAAGGTCATACAGGGTAGCCTTAGTCTTACCATCGGCGATACGCAATACACGGCCTATGGATTGCAGCAGGCGGATTACTGATTTAGTAGGATGTGCCAGTATCAAGTTGTGAACATTCTTAACGTTAATCCCCGCGCTGAATGTGCCATAGCTGGCAAACAAGACGATATTGTCTTGTTCGGTAAACTTGGCGCGTATCAATTCCCTTTCTTCTACCGGGGTCTCGCCGGATATGTAGAAAACTTCCCTGTTATGTTTGGCGGCTATAGCCTTGGCCGCTTCAAACATCGGCTTACCGTGGCCATCTACAAAGTTGAACAGCACTAGCGTGTTATGGCTGCGTGTCATGGTCAGGTTTAACACGGCTTCCATCCGGGGTGGATAGGTAGTAATCACATCTATCTCGGCTAGATATTTGGCCGTGCCCTGATTCCCGCCTTTGGGTATGGATAAGGCTTGTTTCAAGAAGGCATGGTCTTGATAATCGTACATGATGCAGCGTATGTCAAGGCTGGCCAAGTTGCCGTCTTTCATCAATTGGCGGGTGCTGCGTGTCTTGATGATATTGCCGAACAGGGCGCGTAATTGCATTTCGTGGCATTTCGTGCCGTTGAGCGTACCCGTTAGGCCAAAGCGCAGGATATTGGTCTGTGCCATCTTGGCTATCATACCGGATATAGATTTGCCGTCGGCCTTGTGAGCTTCATCGCAGATATAGCATTCGAATTGGCGCAAGTAATCGGCTGGCTGCTTGTACATGGATTGCCAAGTGGATACCACTACCCGCTTATCGGTATTGGGGTCAATCCCATTATAGACCTTGTGGCATTGCTCGGATACCTTGAAGGGGTCTGTGGGTTGCTCATAATCGGCAAAATCCGATACCATTTGCTCGACCAGTTGGGTTGTCGGGACTGACAGCAGTATCTTGTAATCGGTATATTCCAATAAGAAACGGCATAGCATGAACTGGATTAGGGATTTGCCGCTGCCAGTCGGGGATAGGCATAATGCCCGATTATTGACTATCATATCCTTAAAGGCATCGATTTGATAGTCATATGGTTCAAACCTGCACCACTGGTCTTGCTTGGCCAAGAAGCCGTCTATATCGAATCGCTCAAGGAAGTTGCCGTTGTGATTGTCAACGTGCAAGGCATAACCTTTGGATTGCGCCCATTGCATGAAGGGATAAATCAGGCCAAGCGGTAATAGCCCGATATGCGGGCTAAACAATCTCAAGTATCCATCCCATAATCCCATCTTGTATTTGGGTGTGAATTGGTAGCCATTGGGGCGGTAACTGAACTCGTCGCGTATCTCGCAGGCAATGTCGGGGCTGCATAGGATACGGGCGTTTAAGCGATTGGCGAATGCTATTGTAATGTCTGTCATGATATGAAAAATTAAATGCCTTGTTGATACTTGATATACTCTATCGTGTTGCGGATATGAAAGCTGCGCTGGGAAAGTTCTTTGAGAAAAGACTCAATTGCCGATATTTTCAGGGTTTGCGTATAAAGGCGGTTCTTCAGGGCATTAAGCTGTTTATCGCTATCCATCCAAATATTCATGTCTTGCTTCAAAACCTTGTGATGCAGCGGCTCAGCCTTATAGGCTTCATCCGGCAGCTTGCCCATGTAATAGAGCTGGCGCTGCTTAACCAGTTCGGCAATTTCCACCTCTAGGCCACGGGCTACAATCCGCTCTTCTGATAAACGGCGTATCCATTTACCATGCAGCCGTGGTGCGTCTAAACCCGCCGCATCAAGGCGGGGGGTGTCTTTTATGTTGTGTTTTTTTCTTTTTTTTTGGATTTCTTCCAGTAGCATTATTGTCCCACACTCGGTAATAGTATTGGTAGGCAAATGTGGCGCTGCAGACCTGTACATCGGGTTCGACGACTGAAGTATCAAAGGATAACTGTTCAAGGTCAGTAACGTGAGCGCCTACAAAGATGTAAGTTTTATGCAGTGTACTATTTTTCGTGTACAAATGCAAAGTTAAATCGCGCCACGTTTTCATCGGGGTATTCGACATCATGGTTTCCCGCATCCATTCGTGCAGGCGGTCTCTAACTTCGTTGTTTTCGTCTGCTAGGAAGTCTACCACTAAGCGGTCATAGGTCGGGGTCTCGCCTGAAAAGGCTGCAATGCCGTTTTGATAGGGCGTATCGATTGGAAGCAGGCGGACTGCCGGGAGCATGGTGCGCTGGATGGCGTAGTTGACGTCTGTTTCAAACGGGATAACCAAAACGCCTGCTTGGTTATCCATGTTGTTATATCGGTTATTGGCTGCCATAATGTGAGTCCTTAGTCGACGTATTTGTGTCCCCAAGCGCCGATAACGATTTTATAGCGCTCGCCATTTCGCAGGTTATCCATCTGCAGGGTGAAATCTGAAGTCTTGGCACGCTTGGCCACGGCATACAGGGCAGTCTCTACGCTGTCGTCTTGATGGGCACGCCAGCTAATCCCGTCGGGGTTGAAGACGTTATCATAGGCTGCAAAGGCCTTCTTGATGATGTTCAAAGTCAGTTTATCCGTGCAGATGCGGTAGCGGTAGGCATCATAGGCGGAAATATCGAAAGCGTCGGTTGTCATGGATAGTGTTCCGTTGTTGCTGTTGTGGCCTATTTAGATAACAAAAAAGCCCCGCATGATGCAGGGTTGTCTTGGATTAATCAGGTTTAACCGTTATTCCATAAATCGGCTACAAACTGGAAGAACTCTATCAAATCCCGTTCCTGCACATATTCTTTCCCATAGCATTCAGTAAACACGGTTTGATAGGCTTGGTAAAGCTCTTCATGACTAACAGTAACACGGTTTTGTATCAGCTTGGCAATCTTCACAGCTCGTTTAAGCAGGATGTCATAGATACCTTCTTCAGCGTAATCCATGGCAAGAGGATGCAAGGCAGTATAGGCATGGTTCAGGTAATCGGCAAAATGGGCTTCCCATTCGCTTACTTCAGATGATGGTATGACGAACAAATTATCCCATTCATCCATATAACTCAAAACGGTTTCGCGGGCGTTTTCGGGCAAGCGGTAAATCATGACCCCGTCTTTCATGTCGCAATCAGGCTGGAAGGCATAAACTTCAGTATCATCATTGCTGCTTTGCAAAATCCAATTACTCATTTCAGTTTCCTTTCTCATTCAGCACAACGCAATTATAGCCCCATATTAAATTAAAATCAATATTACGCAATTTAAAAAGCCCCGCATGATGCAGGGCTTCGTGATTAATCCAGTTCGATTATATGCAGGCGCTCTATCGCTTCGGCCAAGATTAAAGGCGTGCCAGCGACGGGTTGATGTTTCTTTCTAGGCAGCCAAGAAACTACGCGCAGGCGCTTTGGGCTTTCGTTAGTGAATACATCGATAATCACGCCCCATTCTTCGGATTGAGAGTAAATCAATACTTCACGCTTAGGCGCTGTCAGGGCAGCCCTGCCGATTTTATCAAGGATGCGGTAAAGGTCTTTGATGTGCATGAAGCCGGATTTGGCAGCCCGGCGGGCAAAACGGGCTTTTCCATGGACTGACCAGTCATAGAGAACTTGTTGACCGTCAATCTTCAGCAAGAATTTCTTATTTGCGCCGTAATGACGGTCAAACTTCAAGGCGTCTTTTTCGTCTTCTTCAAATTGTTCTTGGCGGGATAACTGGCTTTCTTCTAGGTAGCGTACTGCTTCCTGAAGGATAAATTCGCGAAATGATGGCATGGGGATATTCCTTAAGGCGTAATACCTTTATTTATGCAAAAAGCCCGCTTGATGGCGGGCTGTCGGGATTTATCGAATTACAGTTCATTCCATGTATTAACTACAAACTGGATGAATGCAATTCTGTCTTTGTAGAAAACTTCGTCTTCCCCAAAGGATTTTGCAAAAACGTCTTTGTAGGCTTTATGCAGCGAAACAAAATCAACAGGCTGTCCGTCAAGCATGATGGCAATTTGTGTCGCTTCAGATTCCCATTCGTCGTAAACTCCAACTACCCCATATGTACAAGGAACTAGGGCTGTATAGGCAGCATTGAAGAAGGTGGCAAACTTGTCGGCAAACTTGGAAACACCCGTTTCAATTTTGGGGCATTTAGTCAAAGCTTTGGCGACAAGTTCTTTGGCATTGGGATGAAGCTTGTACATCCGAAGGATTCGTCCGTCTCCGCTCACTAATTCGATTTCGTCAATCCGTTTCAGTTCGGTCATTTCAGTTTCCTTTCTCATTTATTACAACGTAATTATAACCCTATATTAAATTAAAATCAATATAGGGCTAATGTAAATTATTCTTTGATGATGCCTTCCGCCTTGGCCTGCCTGTAGGCAAACTCTGCCAGTTGGATGTAATCGGTATCGTTATCCATTATCAGCTTCATACTGGCATTGATGGCTTCAGGGGTAACTTGTTTCGTTACCAATTCATAGGCTACATCAACCCCAAAATCGTAGACAAACTCGAACTTGTCTAATACTTCCTTCATTTTGAAGGCATGCGCCATATAGGTCAGCATGGAAGCAAAACAAGACAGGAATACATCATGGTCTTTATTCTTAGTATAAACACCAACGGAACAATCACGAGTTCGCTTGGCCTTCTTGTACAAACCTTCAGCGTTTTGCGGTAGCGAGTAAATTTGCATAAAAATCAACCCCAATTGTAAAGTTATCAGTAACAGCTTGATAGAAACTATCCAGCCCTTCAACATCTTTCTTGCTGTAATAATAATCGGCCTGCTTAGTCAAAGATACAACAAAAGCCTGCTTGATGTTTTCAAAGGTAGGCTTATCATCAGCCAAATACAAAGCCGCCCTAGCGCTCTCTAGCTCGTAATTACCCCTCAAATGTGTTCTACAAGACGGCGTCAATGGAAACACGGCCATCATGCAGGCATAGAAGTAAGATGCTATGGCAGTCGGTTTATCTAGAACATCTTTGTATCCTAGAGCTTGTAATTGGTAAAGGCCTGTGGCCTTCATCGTCGCCATTATCTTCTCTCTAGCTTCTTTAGGGTCAATAGGGTTCATACAATCCTTTCGGGTTATCGGGTTTCGCTATTATAACAAAAACCGGACGCTTTGCGGGCATCCGGTGCGATTTATTACTGTTCGGGTTTCTTTCTGCGCTTCCATTGTATCTTCAAGATACGGATAATTCGCAGGCTGCAATACGACATGGCAAACAGGGCAATGATGGCAAAGGTTAGCAGGTAGGGAAACCATATGGGCATCAATACCCATAACCACGGCCAGACTAATGCGCCGGATAATTTGGCCAATATCAGTAATGCGCCAAGGCCGAAATGGCAGCCTATCAGGATAGTAACAAGGTCGGGGCGTTTGAAAGTCATTTTTCTGTCTCCTTCGGTTGAAGCGCCTTGGTTAAACGCTCTTGCAAGTATTTAACACGTTGCCGCGTTTTCTGCTTCTTTAGCTTTCTAACAGCCTTGGCCACTCTGATACGCTGCCAAAACGGCATGGAAACAACTTGGCCTTCAAACTTGACCACGGCATCAAACCAAAACATACAAGTGACGTGAAGGTCTATAGCACTGCAATAATAGAAGCAGGTATAACCCATATCGGAAAACGTCCATTTATCCGGGTCGTCCAATAAACGTATCAGCAATTCAATTGGGTTCTGCATGGTTCAATCCTGCTTTCAATGTTTCTAGTAATTCTTGCTGGCGGGCTTGTTCTGCCTTAGCTGACTGCCCGGCGTAGTAAGCAATTTTAGCCGCTCTAGTCTTGCGGGCAGCCTTAGCCAGTTTCCACATTTGCGCTAGGGACAAATCCAAGTCATTGCCGTTGTAGGCCGGGATGGCGAAGAAGTACAAAACAATATAAATCTTTATGTTGAAGCGGGTGCTATACAAAGAACCGTAGTACGTCCAGTTAAACGGGTCGTCTAGGGACTTCAACAGATTATCAAACAATACGCTAGGCAAGGCCATATCATTTCCCCTTCTCGGCAAAGAAGGCCATCAGGTCTTTTACGCCGTACATGAAGATACCGCCTTCTTTGGCATAAATCACAGGCACGCTTCTTGGAACTGGTAAGCCCTTGGCAGGGAACATTGCCTTGAACTCGTCTACATCTAAGTCGTCGCCGAGCTTGATTACGGTATAGCTTGCCTGATTGGATTTCAGGAAGCGTTCGGCGATTTCGCATTGCGGGCATTGCTGTTTTGAATACAAGATAAAACTCATGGGGTCATCCTTTCTAATGGCACATTTGCGCGTATCCCGTCATTGAAGCTGTAGTTGGGGTCGATAAAACGCAGGGTAAATCTATCTGTAAAATTGCTATCAAGCCATTTGAATTCATACTTGCCTTCAGCGTCGGTATTGGTGTAGAAGGTCGTGCATTCGTACGATATCCTAGTAATTTCTACCGTTAAGCCGCTGTAGGGCTGGCCTTTGACTGTAATCTTACCATAGATGCGCCCATATGCGCCAGCTTTATTGCTGGCAGAGTATCCGCCAGTGGTAGTCGTTGGATAGGGAATATACTTGGCAGGCTTGTTGTATTGAAACTGCGAAGCCTTGAAAGCAGGGTCGTCGGCATCCTGATAAATTGCGTAACCGATAATATCAATCCCGGATGGGTCTGGCTTGATTGACAGCTCAAGATAGGCTGTATCCATGCTAACGGTTTGTCCTAAGAAACTGAATCTATACCATTTCCACACGCCTTGTTCGGGTTTGTCCATGGATATTAAATTGTTTAACCGTGGCGGAGCATCGGATGCGTGGTTATAGCGCATCAAGAAGGCTATCATAGGATAGTCATTAGGCACTCCCGGTGAAAAGGTATAAAAATTTGCCCCATAAGATTGATACCACGAGAGCTGTTTTTTGTTGACTACTCGCAGGAAATCAGGCTTGATTTCAAAACTATAGTAATAATTGCCTATACCATTACCTAATTGCGGTTGATAGTTTCTCCTAAAATCAATCCATCTTACATATTTTCTAGGTGGCATGTTTGGCATGCTTGGATAGTTTTCAATCATGCCTTGCGCTGGTTCGGATTGCGTGAAATCGGTAACGCCCCAATCAATATCCTGCAGGCTGATATAGCGGGGCGAATTATAGCCGATACTATCACTGCTCCAGTAATAACCCTGTTCAAACTTGTACAGGGTATCATCGCAGCGACTCAAATAAGCGGATAGCCTAGCCACGCCGGGCAGGCATATCTGCAGGGATTCTACGGAGCTTACAACATATGTACCGCCCCCGATAATGTCTTCAGTTGCATAATAGGAAGCATTAGATGTCAAGAAGCCGCCTTGTGAAGCACCACCGCCTAGGTTTTCTTTAAAATTAACATTTTTCTTCAACACCCCTGCTTTGTTCAATGTTACAAAACTCTCTTTTGGATAATTGGTTGATTGATGCCAATAATCAAAACGCAGGCCTGCAGTCTGCCAGCTCGTGTAATCGCTGCTATTGTCGGTGTTATCTGGTAACAATAACCTATCGGCATCTATGAAACCGAAACCATACATGCCCCAATAATAGGCATTGGATTGGTATTGCCCAGAGAAAGGACTTGGCACAAATACCGTGTTGAAGTAAACCCAGTTGCCGTCAGATGCAAACGACTTGAAAGCGCATTTATGGGATTTGTTCAGCCAATCTGCAGTCATGTTGGTTCGACTAAGTTCTGCAGAATTGCTATAGATACCGTACCACTTGTTCCCGCCGTCAATACTGATTTTGATATATTCGGCATTGAACTTGGCTTGGGTTTGAGTATTGGCCGTGCGCATGTTGGAAAAATCCCACATGATGGCATTGCCGTGTCGTCTATCTTTAACGATAAAGCGCTTGTTGGGTTTGTCTAAACCTACCGCTTCAAAGCCTAGGCCGTTGACATGAACTGCCCCTGCAGGCACATTGCCTTCAAGTGTGATATGCGTGTAGGTATAGTGTAATACCCTAGCAGTTACCCCGCCGATTGTCAGCAGGCAGCCATTACTGAAATGCTCGGGATTTTGGATTGTGCCTGTAGTGGTATTTTTTTCGGCATCATATACAGGATTACCGAACTGCTTCGTGGTGTCGAAGCCGTCGGTAAAAACCTTATACATGGATTCAAGCCACGTATCAGTATAGATTAGCGGCACGTGGCTGTGGCAATCCGCCGGAAGCAGATTGTCAAACATTCTCATACTGAAGATATTAACCATAGTTGTTTATCCTATCGGAAACCATTGCCCGTATCGACCATACGAGTTAGTATCGTAATAGGGCTGGTAAATCATGAAGGCTGGTTTACCGCCTACTTCTACCAGTTTACCCGTGTCCCCGTTCATGCCCGACATTGAATTGAAAACTATGTAGGGATATTGCAGGGTTATTACGTCAACCATGTTTATGCTAGATAATTGCTTACGCCATCTAAACATGTTCTGCCTAGTAAACACGCTTGGATTATCTGTGAAAAACGGTTCATTCGTTATACCATACGAAACATGGTTCAGTTGAGCATTAAACGGGTAAATGATATTGCTATTATTGATAACATAAACCTGTTCGTCTTGCTCAATCAGAGTGTGGATACGGTGATTACTGTCATTGCGATAGCCTACGCTAAAAAATATCAGGCTGTTCTCGCTGGCCAAGAAGTACCAGCGGTTCTGGCTATAGCTCAAGTGTCTATCTGTATAGGTGTTATAGTAATAACCAGTATTAAACTGATACGACGCTTCGGTAGGATACACGATAAAGAATCCGCTGCTCGTGTTGTTCAACAAGTAGATAACTAGGCTTTTCCAGCGGAAATACAGCTTATCAGCCGACACGCTCATCGGTTCAATCGGCAAGGGGCTGATATTAACCGCTTGGCTGCCTGTTTTGAACTCGCCAGACAATACTTCTACCGTGATTTTGTCGGCTGCAATCGCTTCAATCTTTAACCGAGCAGCATACTTGCCGTCGACATACAAATCCAGCGCATTATAAACGGTATAGTAAGTTGTATCAACCACCTTGATATCATAGCGCTTGCTGCCTAAATCCGTGACTTCTGTGATGGCTTGGTAATTAATACGCTTGTTCAAGACTTGCCACAAGTTGAAGTAACCTTGGAAAGTCGCCTGTTCAAACAGCAATGCTTTCTGTTCAGCAGCCGTCAAAGGCCTAACCGCGCCATCTTCAAAAATGTTCTTGGCGTTGATGGTATTAAATGCCGGGGCATGTTTCTGATAGCCATATAATGCTAGGGGCTTGTGTTTGAGTATCATAGCTGAAAATATACCTTACAAACTTGTTCGGATGTCGAATCATTATATTTGCTGGCCAATACGGCAGCCAAGTAATCTTTGCCGTCTATTACTTCAAACTTCATCCACTCAAACGCATTATCCATACGGATAGGCATAAATCCGGTATAGGCTGCCGGGAATTGCGCATAGCGCATGCCGCGCCAAGCCATAACAGCAGAATACTGTGAAACCTTCGGTATCAATTCGCTGTAAAGTGGTTCAATATAATTTATCCCGCCAACCCATCGCAAGTGAAAAGTATTGTTCACTATCGAGCTACTAATCCCGGCAGACATATCTAAATTTGTCGAAGTATTGCCGATAAAGTTAATACCATCCAAATACTCAAACTGCGTAAGCGTAGTCGCGCCAATCCCGCCAAGCCCAGCCCAATAATTCGCAGCGGTAAACATATTCATGGTATACATGGTTGAATAATAATCTTGCTGCCAGCGCTGCTTATCCATGTAGATGGTATTAACATGCGCTCCAAACGGCAGGCCTGCCAAAAAGGCAATGTCTTTGCCGTCGATTGTTTGCGTGATACCCATGCCATACAAGGCGCATGTCGAATGTCTGAAGTTACCAATTTGCGATTGATTAGGGCAAATCCCCAAATACACGAACTTATCAGATGCAATCAGTGCCCAAGACGAGGATTGAGCGTGGTTATATCTTTGTGGGATAACTACAGAACTTGATACAACCGTATCTTTTTCCATATTACCCGATATGAAAATATTATTGTGGTTAGTCAAAGGCGTAAAGCGGTTATTGTTATAGTTTTCGACTACGGATTTACCGTCTTCCCAGCGACGCAGCATAATGGGCTGCATCACCCAATCCTTAGTAAACCATGGCGCATTTCTGTCTTTTTGCTGGATTGCCGGATTCCATTCGGTAGTCAAATCATCTTGAATACCTGTAGTCGGCAAGGCCTTGCGAATCAAGAAGCATTGGTGATGGCCTTTCGGACGCAGCACCATGTCGTTTTGCGATTTATGCGGGCGCTCCCATCCACCGGAAACCAGTTTGATTTTCCCTGATACAGCGGCTTCGGCCTTATCGGCCAATGTCACGCCGTAATCCGGTTTCATCTTGATTTTCGTACCTGATACATCCAATACGCGGTATTGGCCGTTCAGGCCGTCAATTCCTTTAATTTCGACAAGCGTGAAATAGCCATACTTGGCAGCATCTGCAGCTGACAGGGTAACTGTTAGACGGTTATCTGCCACGGCTGCCTTGCTTACATTATGTTCGTCAAAACCGGTGTACAAAACCTGTTCCATCACATCGTACAGGCTATACCCGTCTTTAGCGGCTGTTACAGTACCCGCCTTGTAGGTTTCATTTGTAAAAAATATCTGCATTATCAAACGCCTTTAAGGTTGTTTTCCCTATTTAGCCATTATATCAGGCAGAAAAAATGCCCCCCCCTTTTTGGGGGGCGGGGGTGTTTTTTCCAAAAACAC